GTTGTGTTGTATATTACCCAACCATTTGCAGGACTTAATGCGTTCCTCGCTGTAGTATCCATATTAGCAACTTTTACTGCTGTAGCAAATGTAGTGACACTATCTGTCATTGTTGCAACTTCTGTTCCTGCGGCATCAAAGCGTATTACGTCACCATCTGATGATTCTTCTGTTTGTATTTTTGTATCGTTGTCTGCATCTCTGATAACACTGCCTGGACTGTAAGCAGTACTGATGTAACGTACTTCAATTACATCGCCTGTCTTAGGTGCTTCAGTATATGTTAATGTTGTATCAGAAATGCTGTACGCAGTCGTTGCTATCTGCACGACACCATTGTGTGTGATAATAACATCATTGGTTGATGTTGATGTACTTAATGTAAACACTGTTGTGCTATCGTCACCTGCAAATGTATCTAGTGTAGAGCTAACTGCCGAAGGTGCCAAGTCTTGCCAGCCACTTCCGTTGTAATATTCTAAATATCCAGTAGAAGTATTAACACGTATATCTCCTGTGCTACCGCTAGGTCTCTGGGCAGTAGTTCCAGAAGGCACAGTTAGTGCATTAGTGCCTGTGATTATCACTTGACCAGTTCCGTTAGGATCTAAACCTATATCAGCATTTGTAACAGCACTAGTTAACGTTGTTTGAGGATCACCACTTGTGGTAAAGTCACCAAAATCTGTTGCTGATAAACCTGTACCTATGTTGCCTGTATACCTGCCACCACTTATGTATACACTCTTACCAGTAAAACTTACGCCGTTGGGCAAGTTATCACCAATAAAGTGTAATACTCCTGACTGATAATCAAAGAACCACTCGTCGTCATTACCTGATCCAGTTGCAAATACTTGATCACCGCCACTTGCTCCTGCGGCATCGCTGGAAGTATGAATGTAAACTTTTACTTGATATGTTGATCCAAACTCTGGACTAATCCAGTTTAGTTGACCTGTTTTCCATGTTCTATTTGCTGTAGCAGTGCCGTCTAATGTGGTTTCAAGTGGATTGCTAGTTGGGTAAACAGTAACTACTCCAGCACTGCTGGCTGGTAAAGTACTAGGAATGCTTGCACTCTGAGACCACATGGTATCAAAACGCATTAATAGCGGGCTTGCTATAGCTTCGTTAGGTGCTTTCTTATTATCATTAGTATCTGTTTTTGTAGCAGAGTAACCTAGTTTTTTCCAAAGGTAATCAACTTTTTGTGAGTCTTGAATTGCCATTAGCTCGCTACTCCTACACTAAGAGCAGTAACACTTTGTCCACTTGTTAATGCTATTCTCACCAACACAACATTGCCTGTTGCGTTTGTTCCGTTCTCACTACCCAGTGTCATTGTGTAACCACCACTTAGTGATGTGCTACTGGCGATTCTATCACCTGACGTAAATGCGCATCCGTTAGAACCATTACCGCCACTGCCTGTGTTAGCACCTGGTACACCTGAACCACCGTATGTTGTGCTTGCATCCAACCAACCGTTAAGCGATGATGCTGAGTCAATAGCAGTACCTGGTGCCGCTATCCATAAACCTGCAATGCCCGAACTTGTAATGTTAATATCAAAGTTTGCCATTGTGGTACGTCTAAATGCAAAGGTAAAGTATTGTGTGCCTGTGTCACTGCTTCTATCTGGACCTACTGGGAGATATCCTGAACTATAATCTGTTACATCATACTTCAAGACACCTAATCTAATAGTTGCTTCTTTTGTGCCTTCAACACCAGGATCACTTGCTTCTGTGTAAGGACTGTTTGTGTAGAAGTTTGTAGCACCGTTGTAACTAGGATTGTCTGTTGTTGCCGCATTAAAATCAAATATTCTTACACCGTCATCGTCAAACCCAGCGCCTAAACTGTCTGATACTGCAATAGCGATCTCACTGATACCACTTTGTGCCGCTGAATGTACTTGTACATTAGTTGTGTTTTCTGTGTAAGAACTTATACCGTTTGCGTTTCTAGCTCTAATTTTAACTCTATCAATAGTTCTTACTGAGCTCGATGTAATAGGAACGCTTAAATCTCCTATTGCATACGCACTAGCAACACCAGTGTCTACATTAGGTACGCCCAATGTAAGCATTGTGCTTGCACCGTCTATGTCACTGTAACTGTAATCTGTGTTTGTTGTACCTGCAGAACTTGTGCCTTCTTGGTTAGTACCGTTGTCCACTTCAACAATATTACTTTGGTCTGTGTATGCCTGACCAGTTAAGTTACTGATTTCAACACCTGACCAAGTTAGCGTAGGTGATCCTGAATTATAATATGGGATACCTGATATGTAACGTTTTGTTCCGCCAGTGCCTTCTGCCAGTGTTCCTGCACTTGAAATGCTAGGACTTGATGTTATGTCATCATATACAACTGCAACATAGTTTGTATTGCCTGTTGCATCGTGCTCTAGTCTTTCATCGTTTACACCTACTGTGTAACTCGCAAGTGCCTGTGTAATTTTAGCATCAAATGTTTGATAAAAGTCAGTAGGGTATGTGCTTGAACTAATACTGTCGTGTGCATCAAGTTGTCCGCTAACGACTAAACTTGTAAATGTTCCGTTTTCTCCTGTTGCAGTTGTAAATGTTTTACTGCCTGAGGTAGAACCATTGATAACTGCACTGAGTGTTCCTGACGCACCGTTGTACGCATTATTAACAGTACTTGTATCGATAGTACCACTTGTATATCTTCTTGCTGTTGTTGTTTGTAGACTAGCTCCAGCACTTAATGGGTTACTGTCCGAGTTGTCTGCAAAACCTGCACACAGTCTAGGACTTGTGCCTTGGAAAGCATCTGCCAATGTAATACTAAATGCACTTAAGTTACTAGGAGCACTAGGAGTTGCATTAATTGTGAATGTTATGCTAGTGTCGTTATCTGTTTGTGCAGTTATGTCCGGAGTACCGTTTGCTGTGAATGTGAGATTGTAATTTCCTGTTGATTCTCCAGCATAGTCATGATCTAAAGTTGCACCAATAGAGCCTGCCGCTGATCCGTCTTCTGTTACTGTGTCGTTAGTACTACCATCTGCCCAATCGTATTCGTAGTCATCAGCATTTTGTGATGTATTAGTTGCACGTACTAATGCACGATTATTACCACTTAAGTCTGTAAAGTCGTATAAGTCATACTGATTATCACCACTTCTGTCGCTTGTTGTTACTGCCGTAGCCGCAATGTTTGCTCTAACGTCTGGTTCGACGTGAACTGTAAAGTCACTGCTGATAAACGGTGAACTTGTGTGGTTACTAATTACTCTAATGTTACCTGTAAAGTCTTGTGCAACGCCGTTTGCTTGGTCACTAGAACTAAGAGCAAACGTATGACTAATTGTGCCTCCTGTATCACCACTTGCACCAGATCCAACATTTACTGTGTTATTACTTGTACCGTCGCCCCACTGGTATTGATATTGTATTCCATAAGTAGCGTAACTACCAATAGTACTCTCTGTTGTATTAGTAAAGGTAACAACGTGTCCCGATGTCCCTTCTTCGTTAACACCACTGTTGTCATCTAATGTAACAGTTGGTGTATGTGTGTCATAAATCTTATGGTCAGTATTGTCACTTGTAGGCACAGCACTAGGTAATGCTGTACTATGGCTGTCTAGTGTAAGTGTAACTGTTCTTGTTTGTTCTTGTTCTGTACTTGCGGTAAATGTATGTGCAAGTCTACCACCACCTACACCACCTGCTGATGCATCACTAGATACTACATCATCACTACTACCATCGCCCCAGTCCCATGTGTACTGAACTGTTGCGCCACTAGTATTAGTTGTTGTATTCTCAAAATAAATTGTGTCCCCATCGTCCCACTGTGTAATAGGACTTCCGCCTGAACTTGCCGCATAAGCCGCAAAACTTACAACAGGATCTGCTGTGTAGATAATGATATAACTTGTTCTAGTTTTACTTGTCTCACTGCACGTACCGCTACCACCGTTATTGTACGCTCTAACAGTTACATCGAAAGGAGAACCTGTATTAGTGGCATACGTGTGAGTAGGGGTACTGTCGGATGTATCAGATGTAGTATCACCATCGCCCCAAGTAATATCGTATCTGTTTGGGTTACCGTCTGCTGTGATAGTTAATGTTACTACTGTACCTGCACCACCTGATGTTGTGTCAGCAGTGAAGTCCATGTTTGCAACGGCAGTGTTGTTAATAATATTAAGCATACACTCGTTAGTGTCGTCCATTGCATTAGACAGTCGTGTAGACTCGGTCCAGGTGTTAATTGCTCCATCGTACCAGGAACTATCATCTGGTGTACCAAGAGTAAGTGTTTGTCCGTCGGAAGAAACAGATATCCAGGTGTGATTACCACTGCCGTCGGTGGATAGTACTTGACCATTGCTACCACCAGTAATACTAATATCACTATTAGCACCTAAGTCCAGTGCTCCTGAGGTACTGCGTATTTGGCTGCCTTCTATAGTAACATTGTCAACATGAAGACTTTTGGTAGGAGTAGATTCGTTAATACCAATGCGATTGTTAGTAACATCTAAATATAATAAATCAGTTTCAACTGATAAATCTGTACCTAAACGTTCTAGGTTAGATTTAAGCATGGGTCCTGATATTCTACCAATTGCCATGTTTTATCCTTTATGCACCAGTACTATTGTATCCGTGCTGTACTATAATTGTATGTGTATCTGGTGGAGGACTTGTAAATGTGATTGTTGTTCCACTTACTGTGTATGCAACTCCTGGATTTTGGTGTACGTTTCCGACATGCACAATAACATCTTGTTCGTTTGCAATGCTCTGACTTGCTGTGTATGCTAATGTAGATCCGTCACCAGTAAAGGTATCTTTAACAATAGAAACTAAACCAACCTTTGCAATAGTTACCCAAGCGCCGCCAATATACATCTCCACAACGGCGTCTGAAGTATTGTAACGTATCTGCCCGTTTACAGGAGTTGCAGGACGTTGGCCTGATGTACCTGTAGGCAATTTAATTGCACTCTGAGCTGAGATGCTTAATTCGGTGGCCTTTATAAATCTACCTGGTTTAGCCATTATACACTCGCATAACTTACTGTTGCTGTAATTGCAGATCCTGCATCTGCAATCGCTGTAATTTTATCGCCATTAGCAAGTACAAGTCTATCTGTTGATAGTGTATAGGTGTCAGCCGCTATAACCTCAACATCCTTAACAATAATTGATGTATTGTCGGCACTTCCACCACTTGGTACCGCATATAAAGTAAGTGTTCTCGTAACTCCGCTATAATTACAGAAGTACATAGTAACAACACAAGTTTCACCACTTGAAGTGTAAATGTCTGTATTTGATGCCGCTACTGCTGTGTTTGCTAATGCCATCTTATGTTCCTATTAAAAAATTAATCCGTATAACCTAGCTCTCTTATTTGAGGCTACTTCGTCTGTTCTTGTAGCATTTGCTACATATAAGCCTGTCTCACCTGCACCAGGATCTTTTGCATACACATAGGTATGTGTAGACACTGCTGTAGGATCACTGCCAACTTCTAACAACTTTAATTCGCTCGCAACTTCTAGTTTACCAGTACCGTTAGGATCAATAACTATGTCTTCGTTTGACCTTGCACTGGTAATATTAAATCCGTTTATATCTAAATCACCACCAAGTTGTGGTGTTGTATCGTCTGCTACACTAGCAATACCAGCACCTGCTGAAGTTGTAATCTGAGTGTAGGTAGAACCATCGTTGGTCAATTCCCAATAACTACTCGATTCGTTCCAACGCAACTCTACGTTTGCAGAACTACCACGATCAACTTCTATACCACTCGTTCCTGCTGTTACTCCTGCTCCAGACTCGCCATTGTTTAACGTAATAGTGTTATCTGAAATTTCAGTATTAGTTGTTTCTACAGATGTTGTCGTACCTGTAACAGTTAAGTTGCCGTTAACTGTAACTGTGTGCGTCGTAACAATAACATTATCAGTACTTGCGTCTACTGAACTTATATTATAATCACCGGAAACTCGCTTAGTCGTAGCCATTCTTTTTTTTACCTATTTCAATGTATTTAGCACGGTTTTGAAATCGTTTATAAACAAGTGTTGCAAGTTTTTTAACGGTTTAAGCTCAGGTGGTTCGTATCCATCTTTAGCAATTACCCTAATAAAACGTTTATCTTTAAACTCATTAACTGTTTGGTGTATTTGTTTTAACCAGTTTCCGTAAAAAGTTGGTTTCTCCGTCGAGGTCTTGTAATGACTGGTATCTGCATAAACATTATTAAACTTTTGATGTTCATTTAATCCTGCTAAATCAAACCCAATCATATACAAATAACTGTGATTAGCACGACAAGCATAACTTAGTGCCACTTGGCCACTCGACCAACCGTAATTATATTCTATTGGTTTTGCACCTAGTCCGTCAATAGGTCTACGTGTATAAAACCTATTCGTTTTTGCATAACCAGACTCTTGTATTTCTTTTGCTATGCCACCATCTGTTGCTATTAATACATCTGGTGTAAAGTCTCTGTACAAGGCATTACAGCCGTAAATCATACCTCGACCTCTTAGACTTTCTAAGTCTATGTCTAATCTACTACGTCCGTTTCCGATAATAAATGCTATTGGTGTCATAAAAAAAAAAGGCTACAATGTAATTATCACTGTAGCCTTTAGTAGTTAAAAAAGTATTAACTATTATGCTAATGGAATGCTTACTGAAACTCCAGCAACTTCGCTTCCGCTTGCTACCCACAATGCACGTTGTCCTGTTGTGAACTCTGTGCCATCAACAGGAGTTAGTGTAACATAACGTGATGAAATTTTACTTACATTGTATGTGTCACCAGCTGAATCTGTTGCTGTTAATTGACATTGCCCTGCGGCTAATGATCCACTTGCAACTGCTGTTAGAATTAAATCTTCTGTGCCGTCGCTTGTGGTAATATTGAATGTCTTGCTGCCTTTTTGTGAATTTGCAGGTCCTGTATTAGCTGAACCGCCTGTCACAAAGCCAGTAAACTGAATTTGTGTAGATCCTGCTAGTGCTGTATCACCAATACTACCTGTAGTATTTGCGGCTGGCACCTTAAGATTGCCATCCACTGTTTTTGCTGTTTTAATAGGTCTTCCCATTTGTTTTCTCCTTGGTTAGAAGTCCAATGCGAGTTCTAGTCGCTACGCTGTTGGGACAGCATAAGTCAGTTTTACCTAACTACTGAACAATAGTATTTATAGAAATGTTAGTCACAAAAAAGGGGCGTTTCAGCCCCTTGAAGTTCACTTGTCTGTTTCGTGTATTGCACGTAACAACAAGATTTTAAGCATTTGAGACTTATGATAGTCTTTCTGTGCTTGCTCTCTACAATAGCGAGTCCACATTGTCATGTTAACACCCTCCTTTTTACAGTTAGGTGCGTTCCTTCGGTAACCATTACCTACTTCCGTCTCTTTCGAGATGAACGATGATAATGCGTTCCTTCGACTAATAATGAAGTCTACTTCCGGCCTTACGGCTGAACGTATATATATTTATACACGAAACGTGTAACTAAGTCAAGTTATAATGATAGAAAAGGTGTTGAATCATAATTAAGCAAGTCGTTAGTTTCTTTAAGAGACTCTGCAGTAAAGCATCCAATCTCCCTAGTTTCAACTAAACGTGAGCCTATGTGCCTGCGCACATCTTCGTATATTTCAGGAAGAAGATCTCTGTTGCCAATTATGCGTTGACATGCACCTAGGTTGTAGAACTCTGGGCCATGCTGGTGATAACCTGTTGACGATGTTCCGTCTGCCAACGATACTGTGACTAAAATTGCCATTAAGATAATTTGCATTACAATACTTATACGTCCCAACAAGAAATACAAGTCACAAAAAAGGAGTCTTTCGACTCCTTCCTTGTATCCTATTCCGAACAGGATTTGTATTGCTTTAAAACTTCTTTCAAATAACTTAAAGTTATTATGAGAAAGAAAGATTAGACATTGCGATTTCACCAACATAATCACCAGCGTTACCAAGCGATGACGCTGTGTTTGTAAGCTCAACATAACCGTATCTGGTCATAAAGCCTACAACTGGTTCAAATGTTGCTGGATCTAAAACAACACCACTGCTCATTAATGGGATATATGGGCAATAGAATGCGGCTGCATCAGCCTCACTTGAACCCTTATAACCAACTAATACTGCTGTTGTGTCGCTTGCATAAGAATCGCAATATACACGCATTGCACCGTTCAATGTACCAACAAACTTAGTGTTTGTAGGTGCTTCGAATGTGCCTTCTGTTGTACGTGCGAATGCACTTGTTGTTGCACTCTGAAGAACTGTTAGTGCGGCTGGGGAAACAACTGCCCAGTTACCTGCACCACGTCTTGTTCTTTGAGCAATCTTGTTAGCAACTCTGTTAATTAAAACAGCAAGAGCGGCATGCTCGTCACCAACGTATGTAGCTGTACCTGAAACTGCTGCCTGGTTGTATGTTTCTTCAGTTGCCGCTAGGCTTCTTAAAGAACCAAGTACTTCCTGGTCGATTTCAACAGTAATCTCTTGTGCAAGAGCAGCCATAATCTCTGCTTCAACATCTAAACCGTGCATAGACTGTGCGTCTTGAGCGGCTTCAAATGTCCAACGAGCTGATAGCTTTCTGGTTTTAGCTTCAACAACTTGCTTTAAGATCTGAACGTTAATCTTACGTCCTGGTGAACCTTCAAGTGTTGCTGTGCTGTCAGCACGACCAGTTGTTGTTGAACCGGAATATGCTGTAGCAATTTTGAATGGTGAAAGAGCTTCGTCACCAGCTACTGTGTCTGTATCAAATGGTGCAGACGCTGATGATGTTGCTGTTTCAGCATAACGAACACGTAATGTGTGAATTTGTGCAACTGGACCAGTCATTGGCTGTACACCAACGATTTCGTTGGCAATAACAGTTGGCATAACTCGTCTGATTACTGGAAGAATAACTCTGTTAAGAGTAGCAACGTTACCACTAGTTGTTGCACCGCCTGTAGCGGATTCTACCAAGTGCTTCTTTGTGTTTTCTAACACGGAAGCCATTGTTGTACGGCGAGAACCTTGTAAACCTTCTAACAGAGCATCTTTGGTCTCACCCCAACGGCCTTCTAGTAAATTATCTGACATTTCAGTTTTCTCCTAATAGTTTTACTAATTTATAGCCCTGCTAAACGCTTTAATTGGATGATATTGCTACCATCTTCCTTAACGACGTCTTTCGCAGTTTTATCACCAGTTACTTCTTTCTTATTTTCTGAAAGAACTTGCTTTGCGGCTTGTTCGATCTTTGAATTGTTAAGAACTGCTGGCAAATACTTGTCAAATGCAGACTGAAGTTTATCAGTTTGCACAGATTCGAGTAAGTCACTCATTACAGTGGCCTTCTCTTTGTTTAATGTCTTAAGTAATCCATTGAGTGTATTACTTCTCTCACTAGATTCCTTAATAACTTTAATTTCGCTTTCTTTTGATTCAACTAATTTCTTAGCATCTTCTTCTGCTTGTGTAGCTTCTGCAAGTTTTTGATCTTTCTCAGCAATAATGCTTTGAAGTTTTTTAATTTCCTTGTTCTCATTTAAATGAGTACCAGCAAATTCACTTGCGAATGCTTCAAACAATCTACGTCCAAACATGTTCTCACGAGCTGATTGGATGTCTTCTTTGAGTTGAATTAACTCAGACTCTAGATTTGTAGCAACTGCCTCTTTAACTAAAGCAGATGAGCGAGCAACGAATTTAGTTTTAAGTTCGTCTAACTTTTCCTTTGCACCAGCAACAAGTTTGACCTTTGTTTCCACAACGTCTTTCTTGTCTTGCTCGAACTCTTTGATTTCCTCAGCAAGTTGACGAATAACGAACTGCTCAACTTTAGCCATTGTACCGGCCATTGCCTTGCGGTCCTCACGTAACTCTTTGAGTTCTTCGGAAAGTTTACCAACTAAGAAGCCTTTAAACTTATCTGCTGTTTCAGACATCTTTGTGTTGAACTTAACTCTATCTTCTGCTAATCTCTTCTTGTCTTCAGCAAATTCCTGAAGCTCTGTAGTTAAGGATTCGTTGACCATTTTGTCTAAAGCCTCAACCATGACTGACTTGTCATGCTCATAGCGTTGTGCGAATTCCTCACGAAGTTCAGCACGTACAGTCTCTTTGGCTTCAGAAAGTTTTGCTTCCCAAGCCTCATTAATTGCAGTCTCTGTTTCTTCGTTAATAATTCCGCTATCTAGCAATGGTTTGATTGCTTCTAACATACGGATCTCCTAAATTTTTAAGTCCCT